TCGCTTTGCTTAATAGCCAATATTTGCGTTTCGGGAAAAACTCCATTTATTTCTCCTACGCTTTTCTTATTTCTGTAAATAAATTCTACTCTGTCTCCTACTTTGAAATTCATGTTTGTTCCTCCGCCGCCGAATAAAGTTGTTTTAAAATATTATTTACAATATTTTTCTCTCTAGAATTCACTTCTTGTATTAACTCTGTTGCATCGTACGTGTTCTTTTCTAAAAAATAAGAATAGGTTGCATTTCTAACAACATCGCTGAGTTTTAAAGCATATTCTAAGTCATAAGGATGTAGACTTAAATTAGCTCTTTTCAAACATCCTTTTACATTTTCTACAGTTTTCTCTTTTGTATCAAAATAATCGTTGTGACTTTCTAGTATTAGCAGAAGTCCTTCATCGTGTTTTTTGTCATGCTTGTTCCTCCTTCTTCACGCTTTGCCAAGGTTTAGACCATAAATCACAGATTCAAAACCATCATTTTCATGTATAATAAAATCATTCCCATCTGGTATTTCTACTATTGTTAACTTAGAATAAATTGGATTTGCTGCTTCACCAAAAATCTCAACAGTTCTTATCAAGTCTAAATCAGCTCTATTTGCCCCATCGAAGTCTAAGTCAATGTGCTCAAGAAAATCCCAGTTTTCTTCTAAACTTAGTTCCATTTTTGGCAACTCGTTTTTAAGATACCAAACACATTCAAATACATTAGACTTTTTATAACTTTTATCTATTTTCTTAAAGTGAAAAGTATCGTCCTTGCTCTCTGCTAAATAAGAGTGAACATCAATTCCTTTTACTTCGCAAAGATATAAATATGCTACATGTGATAATTCAAATCCACCAAAACATTTATTTAGAATAATTTTCATTTTTTCGCATCCTCCTTGAAAAGTCTTTGCTTAAGCCCTAGCACATACTTTCGTTCTACCGTCTCGCGTAAATTCAGATTAGCTCTATACTTAATTTCGTTAAACGTCATGTTTGTAACTGGTTTTGCGTGATCATAAATCGTTAAAGTTTTGTCTTTGAACATAGCAGGATTTCGCAAAATAAATTTATACATTTTTGTAATGTGATTATAGTGTCGAATTTCTGTCGGTTCCCACCAAGCCTTGACACGTGCCAATAATATTTCCCCAAGAAATTTCATCCTTTCTAATCAACTCTAATTACTCTTAACCCCTTATCAGTCGTCCTCTTTTGATACGTAGGCGTAGCATAAAACAAAATCGTTTCACGCTTCACTTTCTGAAACTCCGCTAGTTCGTCTACTGTGCCGATTATTAGTACTTCGTCTGCTTTATAAAGTGCGTATTCTGTCATGTTCTCACTCCTAAATCTCACTTGATGCTTTAAAATAACAACTCTCATGCACAGCTTCAACTTGACCAGCATATTCATATGTTATTGTTTCTCTGCCCAAAATCTTTTCTCCGCAGATATGACATTTCATAAAGTAATACTCTTTCTGTTCTTTGTTATTCGGATAACTTATGTCTTCCGGTTCGTTATTCACGCCTGCACCTCTCTTTATCACTCATAATTCTTAATCTCTTCTAGCTTTTCAATCAGTTGTTCATGTGTTAAATTTCTAAGAACATCGTTTGTTACAGATGTGCTGTATTCCAGCTCCCAATTTTTGTCATTTATAAATTGAATAACCGCAAGTTCGACGCCAGGACCCATAAATTCTTTTATTACGCTAGCACCATAATCGTTATCAAATTTATAAATAGTTTGTTGAATTCCGAATTGGTCATTTTCTGCTTGCTCTAAAATGTGCTCGTTAATGTATTCTTTATACTCATTTGCAATTGTTTTCATGTGTGAACCTCATTCCTCAGTGTCGAAATCCATCGTCCCAGTAATCATCAACTATCATCGGATTTTCTACATTCATTCTCTATCACTCCTTGCAAGAAGCATTAATAGTAGTATCAAAGCAACAATCATTATTAATTCAGCCATTTAATATCAATCCGCCAATACTTACTAAAAACGCGATTAACACGGTCAAAGCTAAACAAAACAATGTGTATCTGTCTGATTTTTCAATATATTCATTTTCGTTTTCATCAATACTTACTAGTCCGAAAAATCGTAATAACTTCATTTAAAAACCTCATTTCAAGAATATTTTAATCCACGCCGCTACAATATATGTGACTGATAATAATGCTCCGATTTGGAAACAAAACAGAAATACTAGTAGCTTACTTTCATGTTCACTTATGAATTTCTTCATTCTCATTTCTCCGTTTCTATGTTATAATTAATGCAAATATTATTTCGTAACTCACAGTTTTAGTAAGCTCTAACTTACTATTTATAGCTGTGGGTTTTCTTTACCAATGTCGCTCAATCGAATTCGCAAATCTATGCTTGTACTTTGGTCTCTTCTTGTGTTTTATTTCGTAGTCTAAATGCCGAGATTGAAGCTCTGTGAGTAAATATTTACCCGTTGATTTAGGACAAAAAATTTGGGTCATATTTTCGTATTTTGGCAAGTAATAGTTCGACTTCATCAATCATTTTCAGACCTTCTTATATACAAATTTTTTAATCAGCCAATCATTCGCTTTTACCGCATCAAATGCCCACGCTTCACGTTGATTTTTCGTAGCCCAATTGCTAAATTCTGCAAGCTCTGGAAAGTCTTTTATGTTATCTAACCACCAACCGTAAGTTCTTGGACTAGCTTGTGCGAATTCTTCTAATGTCCAAACACCATACAAGAAATTTATAGCTCTATGTTTGTTCTTTACAGGACGACCCATTTCATTCGCTCCTTTCGTGAATTTCCAATTCTAAAATTTCAATGATGTTTTTTCTAACTTTCGACGCTTCGCGCTTGCCGTTTATAATATCTGACAAATACGGATTGCTAATATTCAACGTCTTCGCTAAATCAGATTGTTTCATATTAATTGCTTTTAATTTTGCGTAAACCGCAACCGCAAAACGCTGATGTTCTACTGACATGTTTTTGCTCCTTTCTATAATTTGTTTAATAATCTTATATGTTGTGATGATGCTTCTAGTCTATATTTTGGGTCAACATCTGAGAACATAATCTCCTCTAAAAAATCTAGTTGTCGATTGTATCGTTCCTTCTTGTCCAATTTGACAGTAGGTTCTTTTAGTACGGTGATTGTACGTGAGGCACCTTGTCCTGAAATTTCAATGTGTCCTCGGGATTTGAGTTTTGAGATGGTTACTTTGGCGTGATTTTCTTGTATTTCACAGAAATTAGCGATATCTGAATTGGTTGCTTTAGGATTTTCTATTAAGTAAAATATGATTTTATCGTTTAAAGTCATTATTGTTATCCTTTCTTGTTTAGTTTTTCACATGTTATAATTTATCGTGAAAGCGAGGTGATATGCGAAGTGAACTTTTTCATATACAAACGTCTTTTAACCGCAATGGTTTTTAAAAAGGTAAGAATAAAAGACACCTATAAACATCTCGATATTATTATCGAAAATGAGTGGCTAAGTAGAGTGCCAGATGGTACATATAGTGAGGTCATGGAATTCCCTATGCCAAATTACAGTGATTATTATGTGATAACAGTAGAAGGCAAATCTCAATTGTTCACCTTTGAATCTAAGGTAGTGACATGGGCTATTTCAATATCTGCTCTTATAATCAGTGTTATAGCATTGTGGCGCTCTCATTGATTAACAGTGGACTATTTTATCAGGATCTGTAAATTACAACTATCAATGAAATTATCGAAACTATAAGCGAACTACGTGTCAATACGAATGTTATGAAATCGTGCCATTCTTCAATCTCTTCATTTGAGGGATATGGTCTTTTATTAAAGTTTGGTCTTTTAGGTATTTTCATTACATCATTCTCCTTTCTACTTTATTAGCTAATTATTTAGCATAATGTTGACAAATTTTAAACTTTAGTGTAGAATCTAGACATAGCTAAATAAGCATACAATTGAGCCATAAATCGTTGGGGAACGAGTATTTTATAGGTTTATTCGTTGACTCGTTTAGCTAAATAATTAGCTTATGAACATAGTATATTAAACTTTAAGTTAGATGTCAACCATTTTCTTTATTAAAATTTAAATTGTTCATAACCAATATGAAAAGGTGTATGATATGACTACATTTGATAGGGTGAAATTTTTAGCCGAGAAACAAAAAATTAGCATTGTTGAACTAGAAGAAAAACTGGGATTTGGTAGGAATTCACTTTATTCCTGGAAGAAAAAAATCCCAAACGGAGAAAGTTAAAAAAGTAGCTGATTATTTCAATGTTTCTACAGATTATCTTTTAGGTAGAACTGACAACCCCTATGTCGACAACGACATCCCTCAAGAAGCGGCAACACTTGCAGCTCACATTGATCCCGCTGCCACAGAAGAAGATATGAAAAAAATTCTTGAATATATTGATTTTATTCAGCAAAAATATAAATAAGAAATGAGATGAACACATGTGGTTAGATAAATACAGAGAGCAATATCCTGAGCTGACTATCATTGAAGATAAGAACATGGAGCAGGTTCACAAAGGATTATACTATAATAGTAGAATATTCGTAAATCCTCAACAAAATGATATTGAAATGCGCTGTACATTAGCAGAGGAAGTTGGACATCATCATTTGACTGTTGGTAATATTATTAAACAAGAAACAGTTAAT